TGCTTGCCAAAATGCAGATATACTTGATTCTCACAAGGTATTTCTTGAAGATTGGATCGATTCAACTTGGGCTACCCATAAGAATCCAAAGATGGATCAGGGAACATACGCTGCCTATCTTCATTCTCAACACTGGAAGAAAACACGAGGAGAAGCTCTTCAAAGAGCGTCTTATAGATGTCAAGCATGTTCATCTAAAGATGAGATTCTAGATGTTCATCATAATTCTTATGATAGACTAGGAGCAGAAGATCCTTCAGATTTGATTGTACTCTGTAGATCTTGTCATTCAAGGGTGCATGGGAAATGACTTGTCTTGTAAGTACAAAACGCAAAGAGATAGATAATAGCTATTCTGTTCTAGTCACTTGTTTGTCTTGTGGTTATTCTATGAGGGTTGATGCAGAGTTTGATATGATTCTTTGTTTGAACTGTTCTTCTAAGCTGTACAAAACAAAATACCTCTCTCAAAAGGCTTTGATTGAAAGAATCTCACATCTTGAAAAAGAACTGAAGCAAGAACTTGATGCAACTGCTTCAACAGTGATCGCAGGATTCTCTCCTGTATCTCCTTTCACATCGTACAAAAAGAGCAAACAAAGATTGAAACGGATCTCTGCTCTTCCTGGAAAGATAAAAAAAGAAAAAAAATAATACATTATATTGTTTACATTTCCTTTTTATTGTGTTACTTTATATGTAACAACTAACAAAAGGAAAAACAATGATCGAAATAGACTATAAACCAGTTCTAGAAAATAGTACATTCAACTATATAAATGTTGTATCTAGCGCAGGAATCATCATCGAAAGATTCACCTGTAAAGAAACAATGTCAAAGTATCTCGTCACAAATTGTCTTCTTCCTCTCGAATGGAGAGCATATTTTAGAGAACACACAAATGAAACTTTTATTACAGTTTTTGTAATGTAATAACCAACAACCAACTAACAACCAACCAACAGGAGAACAAAATGAAAATCGAAATCGAAAAAATACAAGAACTTATGAAAGATGAATCTCATAATCTTTGGGAGAAATACAACAAAAGAAGATTATATCTAGACTTTGCAAAAATAGTCAATCTTGAAGTAGATAGATATAACACTGGAAACATATCTTCTGCATATCTAGAAGGTGAAAAAATAAGCAATTCAAAGGCTTATAAGTATCTTCAAGGAAAAGCATTCATTGATCTCAATACTAATGTTTTAGAATGTCAATATATGAATTCTGAAATGATCGACAAACTTGAAAAAGCATTATCTTAACCAACAGGAAAAACAATGAACAATACATTATACGAATTTGCGATCGCATGTCTAGAATTCAGAACAGAAATATATATCTTCCTCTTCTCTTCTGCTCTTTTCACTTCTCTCCTCTTGTTTGGAGGTTCGAATGAATAAACAGGAAATCATAGAACACTTGAATAAATACGTAGATCAAATTGTAGAAGAACACAAGTTCAAACTCTTTGATCGATACGTCAAAAGTAAAAAAGTAAAATTTGTAGCTTGTTCTGTTGCTCCAAATCTCGAATATACATTCATGACCGGCAAAACCATAACAGGAGGTCACACTGTGAAAATATTTGATAGATTGGGCAAAAGAGAACCTCAAAGAATAGAATGCAGTTGCGCAGATTGGACTTATAGACTGAAGAAAGAACAGAAGCCTTGTAAACACATTTTCGCACTTATAGAAAGATATCAAACCAAAAGAACAGAATTAACCAAACTCAAAGGAGAATAGAATGAAACTCAATATATATATCAATCGACTTGTAAGAAGCATAGAAAAAGAAATAGGCAAAAAAGAAGCTATGAATCTTTTAGGGGTTCGAAGAGAAACGATCTTTAGATGGAAAAAAAACTACTATGGACTATCTGTAGACAATCTTGAACATATCTCTAGAAAATATTGTGCTGTATTTCCTGGTTCTGATCTCAAAGAAGTGTTTATGCAAGGTTTGATCTGTTTGATGGAGGATCGACTATCTGCTCCAAAGAAAAATACAATTTGAACAATTTGAACAATTTATTGTCAAGTCAATCATAAAAGGCTAGATTATTTCATCTAGTCTTTTTTTATGGGGTTTGTATGGGGAAGAAGAAGCAGGAGAGCATAGGAGAGTATGTAGATATAGATTCTTTGGTTGAATGGGAACATAACCCTAGAATCAACACTGAAGCGATCTCTAAGGTTGCAAGGTCTATAGAGAGATTTGGTTTTGCTTCTCCTATCATAGCAAGAGAAGAAGATAAGATGGTTATTGCAGGTCATACAAGAATAGCGGCTGCAAGATCTCTAGGTCTTCAAACTGTTCCTGTCAGGTTTATGAAGTTGAATAGAACAGAAGCAGAACTCCTTGCGATTGCAGATAACAAACTGGGAGAGATATCTGATTGGGATGAATCTATGCTCAAAGATATTCTTTCAGTACTTCCTGAAAATGATCTTGATGATATAGGTTTTTCAAATGAAGAACTAGAACTTCTTCTTCAAGATGTTGAAGATACAGAAATATCTCCTGAATCTGATAACGCTGTTTATTCTGACGACTATGAAGATGCAGATAATATAGACCTTGAACGGGTGAAAATAGCAGAAGAAGGAGGAATCTATGCTGTAGGGGATCAATATGTTCTATGTGGTGATTGTGTTGAAATTTTGAGGTCTTTCCCTGATAACTCAATAGATAGTATTGTTTGTGATCCTCCTTATGGGATCGGGTTTATGGGTAAGGATTGGGATCATTCTGTACCTACTGAAGAATGGGCTAGAGAATGTTTTAGAGTATTAAAACATGGAGGTCATATTGTTGCTTTTGGTGCTACAAGAGCAATTCATAGAATGGTTTGTGCTTTGGAGGATGAAGGATTTGAGATTAGAGATATGATCAATTGGTTGTACTTTTCGGGCTTCCCGAAGAGCATGGATATATCAAAGCAGATTGATAAGATGAAAGGAGTTGAGAGAGAAGTTATAAAAAAGGATGGAAGAACAGCAAAGAAAGAAAATACATTGGTTAATTTTGGCATGGGCTTTGGTGATTGGGATATAACAAAACCAGCTACAGAAGAGGCTCAATATTGGGAAGGATGGGGTACTGCCTTGAAACCTGCTCAAGAGCCTGCTATCCTTTGCAGAAAGCCTATAGAGAAGGGTTTGAATGTATCAGAGAATGTTTTGAAGTGGGGTACAGGTGCGATAAATATAGATGCTTGTAGATTTGGATTTGGTGATCCTTGTTGGGTAGGAGATCAAAACCCTGTTAGAGATCCAAGACGATCAGATGGGTCTATGGCTTCAGGTACAGATCGATCCGTAACATTACCTGCTAGGGATTATGTTGAGAACTTTGCTCATGATCTAGGTCGTTGGCCTGCAAATATATATCAATGTGCAAAACCTTCAAGATCAGAACGTGAAACAGGACTTGATGATCTACAGAGTAAAAATAGAGGAGAATTCTGTTTAGCAAATCACGAAGGAAAACCAAGAGAACATGCACCTGTGAAAAACTTTCATCCAACAGTAAAACCTACCAAACTCATGGCATGGTTATGTAGACTTCTCACTCCAAAAGGAGGAATCGTATTAGATACCTTTCTAGGCTCAGGGACTACTGGAGTATCTGCTTCTATGGAAGGGTTCAAATTCATAGGTACAGAGATGAATCCTGAGTATTGTGATATTGCTTTACAGAGGATCAAACATGCAACAGGTCATGATATAATAAAGGTGGAAGCAGTTATCTTTGAGGTGAAAAATGGGTAATATCGGAAGACCTTCAAAATTGAATGAAATAATGATCGCTACTCTAGAGAAGGCCTATTCTGTAGGGATGACTACAAAACTCTCTTGTGAGTACGCAGGAGTATCAACTTCTACATTCTTTACTTGGATGCAAAGAGGCAAATATGAAGAAGGAACAATCTATGCTGAACTCTATCAAAGAGTCAAAAAAGCAGAATCATCTCATGCTCTTGCAAATCTAGCCTTGATTCAAAAAGTAGCTAAAGAAGGAACATGGCAGGCTTCAGCATGGCTACTCGAAAGAAAACATGGTTATCAAAAACAACAAGATCCCCTTGTAGAAGTGAATATTGATTCTCGTCAAATCTCTGTGAATCAGTTACTTCAGGAGATACAGAGTAGCGATCAAGAGTTACAAGAGTTGATATCTAGACCTGAGATAGATCTAGAGGAGGAATAGATGAATATATCAGTAAAAAATCAATACTTTGCAAAATGGTTAAATCGAAAGATCGGAGCAAAAGATAAATTCATTCTTAGATTCAACTGGAGATCTAGAGAATTGAATAGATGGTGCAGAGGTTTGAACTTTCCAAAAGCACCTATTTTATCGCAACTCCTCTTTGATCTACATCTATACACAGGTCAAGAATATACATCTCTTCTATCAGAATGTCACGAGCAACTTATGAAGGACTACAAAGAATATAAATATGGAAAGAAGGAAGATAGAACAACTACTTGATAAAAAAAATAAGTTGATACAATACATCAAAGAATTTCCTCTTTCTGTTGCTCTTCTTTGGGTTCCCTATTGTCACAATTGGAAAGGGATCAAAGGTGAAAGAAAAAAGGGTTGTGGTCAACCTATGAGAAGAATCAAAGGTGATCTGTTCAAATGTGATACTTGCGATATTACAGAACATAGAACATCTCAACAACATTCTCTTCTCAATCTA